CTCCTGATCACTGAGTCCGATAAAGGACTCGATCCCTGGATTCTGGCTGATAACAGGGTCGACAAGTTCAGGGACTAAAGCAGGTCCCCACGGCGTCATGAACGCGTCGGGATTCTCTATCTGATATATTGCCTTATCTAAAGCGTCAGGGTCATCTATGGGGGCCTCACCTAAGAAAGGATCTTCGCCCTCCATATATTGAAGGCCAGGGTCGTAGTGGAATGGCCCATGAAACTCATCTGCGGCTGCCTGAGTCACCTGGTCAATACTCTGGTTCTTAAAGAGCATATCGTAGGTGGCACTAATAGGCATATCGGCAAGTTCAGAGATATTCCCAAAGATACTGGGAATATTCTGCCACGACATTTTAAGCCCCATTACCATTACGGACCTCCCTGTGCGCCGGGTCTAGGGGTGCCTGGAGGCACCGCCGGGCCCATAGGCGGCGTGGGCATTGGCGGCGGAACGCCGAGCATCGCATCAGGCATTACTTCCGGTGGGAAGCCAGGTGGGCCGCCGGGAGAGGGTCCGGTAGGCCCGCCTGGAGGAGGAGGTCCGCCTGCGCCTGGCGGCGGTGGCGGTGGTGCCGTAACGGCAGCCATTCTCTCCTGTAACACACGTCGCTTCTCAAAGAGTACCGAGACGAGCTCGCCTAAGTAGAAGTCCATGAGATCGCTACGACCCTGACGTTCCGACGCCTGCAATAGTGACCACAGTGTGGCTTCGGGAAGCATCTTCTCCGCTATCTGTTCCTTGATGGCATCCTCCATCTGGTCTGCGTCCTGTATCGCCAGTATCCTGTCTCGTATCGCCCTGTCCGAGAGCAATGGCGTCGGCCCTTCCCTGGCTATCTGAGCCATCGAGAACTTGGTCATATCGTCCTGCGGCAACTGGCCGACCAGGTGTACCTCGGGGGCTCCCGTCCCCTCGATAACCTCGGGCGTTATTTCTCCAGAGAAGTATATACGGTTACGGTCCATCCCCGCTACTTCCATCGCCTCGTAAGCACCTGACGAATACTGGTCCCCGATAATGGCGAACATCATCTGGTACGCCTTCTCCACGGCTCTCAGGTACTTCCCAAGCACCGTGTCCACTCCCTGACGGAGTGTGTTAATAGCATACCCGGAGAGCTGGAACGGCAATTCCCCGTATATGCTATGGGGCAAAGAGCCGCGCTGCAACTCCCCTGCCACGAGGCTCATGAACGCGCCAGTCTCTTTTGCCACTTCAAGTAGGCCGAGGGGTTCCACGTCCTCCCCCTGTGCCAGTGACACTTCAGATCCTTCGAGATACGGGTCCTCGTCCAGTGTCTTCGATCCGTCCCGGGACGTAACCTTCAGTCCCTGCCTCCTGGCCCGTGCGGTGAGTTCCAGAAGGGTGCTCATCATTAAATTATGTTTCGGGTACAGGTCCTTGGTCGACCTGAAAACGCTTTCCCCCATATCCGCTATGGTGTCCTGTATCTGGGTGTTCGTGAGTCCCATTATCAGGGGGTTCGACCCTACGGGGCCGAGGAATATAGGCACCCGGCTTGCGCCGTGCTTTATCTGCTTCTTGGCCACCTTGTAGCTGGGAGAGTCCATATTCCCGTTATGGACGATAATGGTGTTCACCTCTTTGTCGTAGAAGTCGTAGACAAAGCTGCCTTCTGCCGCCTGTGGAGATTCCCAGTCCACCTTCACGTTATACTGGGCGAAGATCTGGTCTTTTGTCTTCACCATCTTATAACAGGCCCACTCCAGGCCGTCGGAGCCAATGCCCCAGTAGGTGTGAAGCGGGTCCCAGGGTGTGATGTCCACGTATGTGGAACCGTCAGGGCGTTTTACCAGTAGGGCACGTCCCGCATACCAGCCCCGGAGCACCGTGTACCAGGACAACTGATCCCTCAGCCTCGGCTGCATCAGTGAACACAATCGGTCGTCAGCCGCCCTGAGTATACCGATAAGGAACCGTTCCTTCTGGTCGTTCTTCTCCCTGAGATCCTGGTCCGCCCCGTCATGAGGGATTCGCACCGTCATATCGGCCCCGGACACCCATCCCATCACCTTGTCGGCATATGTTCTGGGCTCATTCGACGTATAACTCTGATATCCCTCTCCCGCGTCATACGGTGTCAACCGATAGAGCGCGTGGTCCTCCTCCATCCTGTCCCGAAGAGGCTCCGTCGCCTCGTAATGTCCGTCAACAAGGGCGATTATGTCTTCCGGTTTGCGTTTCGGCATTTATATCCACCGTTTCACAGATATTTTGTTCTTGTTCGACACATATCCGTATCCGAATCGGTCTACCAGCCCGTAAATCAAGGCTTTCACCCCATGATTGTTCTTATCCTCGGGCGTATCACCCACTATATTACCATCACGATCAACTTTCCATCTATAGGCCCGTGTCTGGCCGTCAATGGGGGACGCGACAGCCCCGAACTCGGACAGCACCCCCTTGCATTTCGGGGAGAACACTATCCTGGGACTATGAGTCCTCGCATCTATCTTCAGCCATCCCTTGAGCCGTTCCGTACCCTCGTTTATCTTAACCTTCTGTGACGACAGGTACAACCCCGTCTGGTCCAGCCACGCCTCAGTCGGAGCGGACATAGCCTGATGCTGAGTCCCGGCGATATCGATAACGCCGAACTTCACATCGGGCCACCACTCCCGTGAGCGTGCGACATCGATTATATCATCTGTCACAAGTCCCTGCTCGTATATCTCGTCGATAACGCATATCTGCTCCCCCCTGACCTGCACCACCTCCACCGCGTAAGCACCCGCATATCCCGGGTCCATCCATAAATGCACCGGCTCTCTCGGCTCGTACTCCACATCACTGATATGCATATCGGGCCTGAACTCGGTAAACACCAGTCCGCGTGGCGGAGAGGGCTTCCCCTCGATCCGTTCCATGAAGAAATCGTCACTGGACGCCGCCTTAAGCCTCAGAATCTCAGGGTCCTGCGCTCCGCCGGGGTATAAATGCACATTAGTATAGCTGGGAAGGGAATAAGCCCTCGCTTCAGGCTCCGCGCCGGAAGCCCATGCCGTAAACATCTGGGGATACCACCCTAAAGAGCCCTCGAAAGTCCCGGCAAGGAACATCCACCCCCGTTTCGGGGCGCACCTCCCCCTCAAACGGAAGAAAGTCTCCATATCAAGCTGACTTGCCTCGCACCCCAGTATACCGTCGGGGGCACGCATGGCCAGCGTCCTCGGATCTTTCGCACTCTTAGTCTCTATGAGCGTCCCGTCCACCAGGGTGATGTGTCCGGGGTCCACACGTTTGGAAATCTCCTTCAGAACACCGAGCTTCTCGAAATCCTCGGCCAAATACGTGAACTCGGCCCGTGTCCTTTCGTAATCCGCGGCCACCAGCCAGTACAACCCCCTCCCCTCAGTCTCCAAAAACCTCGCAAGAAGGTATTTCGCCGCTATGAGACTCTTCCCTGCCTGCTCACCGCCCGCAACAAGGTTAAACCTGTACGATGACGCCAGGATTACCTCCTGTGCACGGGTGGGACTGAACCCTACCCGGTCATACAGGTAGGCAGTAAGCGTCTCCCTGGTCGCAGTAGTCATTCACTTTCCTGCTTCCTCTTCAAGATCTCGTCTATCTGCTGATCCACAGGTGTCTCAAGGTTCTTCGCAACCTGCGCCATCTCCTTGGGATGTCCCCTCGCAGCCTTACGCCACTCCCTCAAGAGATCCCTGGCCGTCTCGTCCTGTACAATCGCAGTCGGACGGTACTTATTGGGCAGATTAGCATTTAATAACGTAATCGCCAGGACCGGAACCTTCTTAACAGTCTCAGGGTCCATCACAATCCCCACCACAACCTCCTCCAACGCCTCGGCAAACTCCTGTCTCGCATCCAACACCCTGTCCGGAAACCCGGGATCGTTAGCCATCCAGTCACGGTACGCACCACGGAGCACACCAGCCTTCTTAAGCCCGTTCCTGATCGTCCCCATCTCCTTCAACCCCTCAAGGAACTTAACCTGGTTGCGCCGCTTAAGCTCCGTCCTCTGATCTAACTCCGCCAACTCCCTCTTCCGCATCTCCATCGAAGAAGGACGACCCCTCTTAGGCTTAGGGCTGATCCCGTCAGCCTTGCCATTAACAGATTTCGGCATACCTAACCTCTCGCAATAACCGTAATTACCGTATTACCGTAATTTCTTTAACATGTTGGCTTGAACAGATTCCAATCTCACCTTACTACTATTTTTAAAACTTTACCAGTAACTAGTTACTGTTACTAGTTATATTATATATTACTTACCCCCCCCTTAAGGGGGGGGGAGTAAGTAATATAAAGT